GGAGCGTAGTACGGGAATACAAAGGTGAGCTGCTCATTCCCGTCTACTGTCCTTCGACATCATTGCGCTAGTAAAACGCGAGATTGTCTTGGAGATTTGTTTGGCAACAGGACGCGCTGGCCGGGCGGGAGTTCCTGTGCGGCGAGTTTTCTTCTCGCCCTTCGTTCGTTCACAAGGTTTTCTGTGTTGAACGGGTGCTGTCTGGATAGATATCGTGTCCGATGGGTCATGTACCTGGCCGTCTACTACGGCGGAGATCGTCGGCGGAATGGACTCATTGTTTATGACGCCCGCGATCTCTGCGAAATTCTTCGCATTGGCTATAATCGCACAGATGTTACTAATCTCCCCGGCTGGTATTCCGGTTGTTCGAGAGATTATCATCATGCCCTCCTCGCGTGTGGCTGGTGGCCACGTCTCAGGTTCTTTCGACCCGGACATTGTTGCCAAATAGGCTCCGTAAGGTCCGTCACGTGTTATCTCACCCGTGCCCGGCGTCAATTTGCGTACAAGTTGACACCATTCACTTAATACGGGTGTGTTTGGGTCGATGATTTCGTACCCGCGTGCTTTGTTAAGCAAAGCTTGGGCATCACTAATCCCGCTCTCAGCAAAGGTATAATGTAGTTTGCGCCACGTCCGCATCGGGTCTTGAATTGAAGCGAGTGAGCTCCTAGCATCGTAGAAAATACGACCCAGAAAGCTAACATCGCCTTCTCGTCGGGGGGCGCACTTAAGGCGCAGCCCCAAGCGATGCGCAGATCTCTCTAGGTATGGAGCTTTGATCGGCGATAAACCATCATCGCCCGCATATAAACCCAGGAGCTTGACGGATTGGTCCGGTGAGAGATTTGCTTCACGCGCCGCGGCGTAGCTAACGAAAGCGTTAATTAGTGTGTTCGAATCAGTTGTTAACGGTGAACCTGACAACCTGCTCGCAGCAGGTGAGTAGGCGAGGCCGTTTGATGTCGTTGCGTGTGTATTAATTTCCGCGTTGAGCAAGTTCAGTAAAGCCGGACGATGTTCCGGTTTGCACCACCGTATGTACGCAGCGCGCTCTATGGTCTCACGCAACCAACGGGAAATAGTCCCGTCAAATCGCGTGAAATCAGTCTCTTGGACGCATTCATATTCTTCGCACAACATCTGTATGCGCTTAGCCACCTCAGGCAATGGCATGCATGGTGCGTACCATGGCGCTGTTTTGAGGCAGTCAAGTTTGAACGCATACGTGTACGCCGACAACTGCAGTGTGTGTGAAGCACCAACAGTTGAGATGTTGCGTGGATCTGAAGGTTTTGCGTAGGATTCAGCCTTCATAAATGCGGCGACATTCACCGGATCAATCGCACCGATCCAGTGTTTGACTTGCTCAGAGCGTTGGCGCTGCGCCGGGCGACTTTGCAGTTCAATAATTTCTTGTATTTCAAGGGGACTACCCAGGGCTTGCTTGGGCACGACGGCTTCGACGAACTCGGCGGCCCACTTGGAATATCTGGGTGGTGGTTCTACATTATTGACTACTTTATCAACCCGTCCACGGATGCTAGCTAGATCGTTGTTGTACGATCTGTTTGGCACGACATCAGGACAGGCGACGATCGGGTCGTGAAGAGCTCGACCGATTTCTCGGCCGTCTTCGGTGACCAAACCTTCGATAGCCTGGTATCGTGATACATTGAAGCATCCTGGGCGATGCGCGATATTGTCGCGCACAACGCTAGACGACATCAAGACTTCATATAACACGGGAGCGGAAGCGGCTGGATCGACTACCTTCTCCGTTCGCAAATACCGCTCGACATCCGATATTTGGGGATGTTTACTGCGGTTCAGTCTTATCTGAATGGAAGGGAGTAAGCTAGCTCGGACAGTTGCGCTAGCGAGCGCATAACCGTCCGGACTACTGACACCGACGCTGGTGAGGACACATTCCTCACCAGTGTAGGTGTTGGCGATGCAGCCATGATCGCCGAACGTACGACGTTGCAATGGCGCATAGGGTAGTAAAAACCCACACCATTTAGTGACAGTCAGTGGCGTCAGGAGGACAACCTGATGGTGTCGGTCTGCCCGCTTAGCGTCAACCGCGCATAACAACCACTCGTTCCAGGCGATGCGGGCAACAAGATGATCCCTGTTATAGTCCCACATTCGATGTTCATAGCGCCTACCACCCGAAACGTCCATGCGTACCTTTTCTTTAGAAAGTTGATACGAGTACTCCGGGGAATTGAACAACACATCATCGGGTACGAAAGTGTATAGCAACACTGGTCTTTTAGCTGCTAACCACTTGTTGATGTCGACATAATAATCGACATCGACCATTTTAATTATATGGTTATCCGTGATGATGTCATTCTTGGGCTGATAGAACGAATCTTTATCAATATACCACTGATGGTATCCCGCGCGTCCGTTATCACGCGCGCATGACGAAACGACGTACGGATCGGCTCCGACGCTGGCAATGAAAGAATCAATGCTAGCTGACGAAGCGGTTCGTACGGCGGCACAACGTCCATGTGGATGTGCGGGGTCGGCTCGTGGTACAGATAAAATGGCAGTTCTCTGCCATTGTTGCCTCGTTTCCGACGTTTTCAACGTCCGTGTAAACCGGGATAAGATCTTAGTTCTTATCCAAGTTATGAAGTCTTCGGATAGATGAAGCCGTAGATAGCTATAAGTGAATTTCACTATGCGATAACATACCCAGAGTATGAGTGCGTTACGCGCGTAATTAGCTGTTCGACAGTCGACCCATTTGGTCAGACTGGCTACGGCGTTCTTCCAGAAGTTGGCTTGTGATGTCTGGAGAGTGTCCAGAGCACGGCCAAGCGTAACCGGTACAATACGTTGCAATCGATGCATACAGTAAGGGAGCTGGTTATTGCAGCTTAAATGGTTT